CTCTTCGATATGCAGCCACTCCGGCCCTTGTCATGCCTGCACCTTTTTCCGTTGGACGGAAATTCTTTTTATTTCTTTTAGGCATTTTATCTTGCCTTCTCATTATCTCATGCCCATTCTTCTACCCATGAAACCACCCATCATAGCTTGTTTTCTTTTTGCAAAAGTTTTTACATTAGTTGGTTTACCACCAACACCTTGTGCAACTGCTCTTTTTCTTTTTACAGCTGAACGTCTTTGACCTTCTGACATACTTCTTGCTTTTGCAAGTGGCACACATTTTGGATATTTACGTTTTGCATCTTTCTTTTGTTTTGATCTTCCGCACTTTGAGAAAGAACCATCTTTCTTTTTACTTCCTATGTCTACCCACTTTTGAGCAAACCATTTATCTAAACCATTTTTAGCCATTAGGAATTCTTTCCGACGGCCTGCCTATTCATTCCTTTTTTACAGATTCCACCGCCTTTTAAACCTTGTCTTTTTAATCTAGCAGTTGCTTCCATTAATCCACCTTCAGCTTTGCTTCCTCTAAAATCTTTTCTTTTTACACCAGAGGGGTCTTTAATTTTACCAGCGCAAATTTTAGAAGCATAAGCATTAGCATATGCTGACGGATACACTTTAAATTTTCTTTTCGCTGCGGCTTTACCTCTAGGACATAATTTAGTCATTATTTTTTTCTCGCTGTCTTTTTAGCTCTTTTAAAATCTGATGGCTTTGGTGCACCCTTCGCACCTTTTTTTCGCATTTTACCGCCACGTTTTCTTTTAGCATGAATGTTTGCGTATAAACCAGGACCTGCCATTAGATTACCTTTTTATTTTTGTTTTTCATTTTAGCACCTGCAATTTTATCTGCATAAGTTGGATTAGGGTTTTTATCTATTCCTGCTCTCACAGATAAAGTGCCAAATGTTTTTTTAATTTTATCTACGTTTGATTTTTTCTTTGGTAAACCAGTTCCTCTTTTTAAACCAATTCTGCCGCCTTTAGCTTTTTTTTCTGGAAATTGTTGTGTTATTTTAGAAAGTTTTCCAAGAGCAGGACCAACAGGTTTTCTAAGCTTAATTTTATCTTCTTCGGTTTTTGCACTTTTAGTATACTTATCAGTTGATTTAATAATATCGTCTTTGTTTTCTTGAAACTTTTTTAAATTTTTTGATATTTTAGGAACAAGCATTTCATATGCATATTTTCCACCTTTAGTCAAAGCTTGAAATTTTTTAAACATTATTTTTTTCCTCCGTTTCTAAAAATTTGTGTTCCCTTTATACCATATATACTCGCGACGACAAGTATCCACAAATTTGTGAACCATGACGGCAGTGCCGAGAAATACTCAAAGAACAATTTTACTTTGTCCATGGCCATCGGATCATCCGATACAACCGCCCAGGCGAGAACTCCTATCGGAGCCGTGAGAACGAGCAAAACGAATTCGTCTTTCCAGTCCGATTGTCTTGCCTCTAGCAATTTGCCCTGGTATTCTGCTTGACCGTCGGCCATACGCTTTGCATGCATGTGTTGTGCATCAGCCATCGCCATTTTTGTCTCTTGACGTTTTTTAAAAATGTGAGTTCCGGCCTGTAAAGCTACTTTTGCTAAACCAAACCAAGCCATTAGTACGCCTTAGATTTTCTTTTCTTTTCTGCTAACACTGCGCCTTGACCTTGTACTTCTTCTTCAGGTCCACCAGTGCCAATATAGTTAAATGCTTGGTCAGCAGTTGTTTTTGATCTAGGATCTACTTCAACTTGTTGTTCTGCAACTTTAACTTCTTGTATTTTATCTAGTTTTTGCATTTTTTGCTCCTTTTTATTAATTATCGTCTATCATAACTTGCGCTTGTTGTACACCTTGCTTTGCAAGGCTAACTCCCGCACGTAATTTAGCCAAATCTTCGTTTTGTTCCATTTTATCTTCAGCAATATCGCCTTGTTGTACCAATCTTGCTTTTGCAATGTCTATTTGTGCTTCATCATAGTCTTTTTTACGCTCATTTTCCATTGCACGAAGGTCAACCTCTCTAGATTTTAATTTTAAAAGTGGGTCAGAGTCAAATTGTGACGTAATTTTCTTCTCTTCCTTCATAAACTCTTCTGTCATCTCTGCAATTAACACAGATTTTCTTGCTTCAATAGAATTTGTTAGTTGTTGTAGCTGTTGTGCTACCTGTGGATTGGTTGCAGCCATCTGTTGCATCTGCATCATCTGTTGCATTTGCTCTCTAAACTCTAATTGTACCTGTTCTTGTGCCATCAGACTAATATGTTCTAAAATATTTTTTTGTATCGCTGCCATAACTGCAGGATTATTTCTTACAATGTTGGTAGACATGAAATTTAAGTGCGCTGTGATGTGTGCTCTATGATCTTGACCAGGAAAAGCTTGAAAAGGTTTGCCACCTAAAGCATTTATGTGTTCCATACTTGGGTCCATAGGTGCATTTGGTGCTGGTGGAGGTAAAACTGCATCAACATTTTTTACACCAATAGCTTCATACATGTTTCTATATATTTGATACAGGTTATGTATCTGTGGTTGTGATGTAGCAAGTTGTAATTGTGTTTGTGCAAGTGTGATTCTCTGTGACATTGAAAATATATTTGGATCTGCAACGGGCACAACATCAATTCTATCATCAAAGTCTGCTTGTTTAACATTTCTCGCACCGCCTACAACATCATATGGATATTCTGGTGGTAAATATTGTGCAACAACTTTTGCAAGTAATTGAAACTCATCTTTCATAGCTGCATAACATCTTTTGTGTATTGCAGACATAACTCTTGATCCTCTCTCAAGAAGAGCAATTGTAGTTCCTACAGCTGCGTTTTGATTACTATCACCAACTTGCATGTCAGCAATAGCCGCGAACCTTTGACCAGCTTGTACAACAACACCAAGTAAGTTTAATAGTGTTGGTGAAGGCTCTTTGTATGGTAAAGGAAAAAATGCATCTCTTAAATTACCACCTGGTGCATCTACGTCTTTAAATTCACCTGGTTGTATTGGTGATGCTTCATCTCTAACTCTAACGCCTCTTTGTTTAAATCCTGCTGGTAAATTAGATAATGTTCCAGCATCTAATAATTGACGGAGAGCAGACGTTGCCGTTCTGCTCAATCCGCCAATCATGTGAATGAGTCCAAAGCCATAAAATCCAAGTCCTGGCAGAAATTTGAAGTGGACAAAATATTGGATCTTATTTTTCTTTAGATCATCGGGCGCATAATTCCTTCTAATAGAAAGAACTAATCGGCTACCTTCTTCTACAGTTACTATGTAGGGTAATTTTATTCCTGTTGGTCCATCAGATCCTTGATCTTCAAAACCTTCTAAATCTAAATTTACATGACACTCTAATAAAGTATACAAAGTATCTTGTTTACCAACTTTTTTAGTGCCATCTAATTCTCTTTCTTTTTTTTCAACATCGTTTTGTTCAACAGTTCCCGGTGGTGCTAAATCTATATCCCTATAGAAACCGTTGACTTGTTGTTTACGTAATTCATTCTCAGACATTTTAATTACATGTATGACTGATTCTGCATCGTCTAAACTTGTAGCTGTGTATGGTACAACTAATTCGTCTGCAGGTACAAATTTTGAAACGACTCTAGCCATAGGCACATCGTAATAAACTTTTTTAAATGTAGAACCTGCAAGTGGTAAATGAAATAACATTGAGTCAAACTCTTCTTCGTATTCTTTCATTTGATCCATTAATAAATAATTCATGTAATCTTTAACACGTTGAGCTTGTTGCTCTGTTCCAGGATTTTTTATACCTATAATTTGTGTTCTTACAGGTCCATCACTTGGTAATAATTCTTTGTATGCTTGTGCCTGAAACTGTGTAACAGCTTCTGCTAAGACTGGGTGCGTTGCACCAGATGCTCCTTGAAAAGGTTCTGTTCTGTTTTCGTATTTAAATCCTAAAAGATCTAGACCTGATTTATAAGATTGCTCCCAATCTTTTCTTGACGCTTTGTAATCCATGTAGTTGTTAACCATCTCGCCACCAACTGGATCTAAAACATCGTCAGGTAAAATATCTGCTAAGTTGTCAAAGTGAGATTCTGTTCCAGGTATATTTATAGATCCCGGTTCAAAGTCTATCGTTGCACCGCCATCTTCTTCTGGTATGACCTCTACAGGTCCTTTTTCTTCTTCTGGTTCCTGAACAGCAATTTCCTCTTGAATCTCCTCTTCTGAAGGAACATCAAGTTTAGTTCTAGTGTTCGGGAGTCCTTTATCTATATCTGCCATTTATACTCCTATATTTAAATACCACGTTTTAATAGTCCTGGCAACCCTTGTGGAGTTGGCCCACTCAATGGTGGTTTACCAGAAGAATCACCTGCTTGTTTTGCAATACCACCACCTGCAAAATTTAATGCTGTTGGTAGTAGTTCTAAAATTCTCTCTTGTCTTTTTTCTTTAGCAATAGGTCCTTCAAAACCTTTACCGTAGATATTCTGATCCACAGAACCTAATTGTTGTAATTCTGCTAAATTAATCGCTTTACCCATAAGATCTTGACCTTCGGTCATACCTGATTGTAATTGTTTAGCAAAGTCTATATCTTGAACCCTTGTTTGAAAAGATTGATCAGCGGCTTGTTTAGCTGCTGTTGCTTCCGCAAGATTTTTTTCTAATGTTGGTGTTCTATCTTTACCAAGTCTACCTTTTATCTGGCCTGTATCATCTAATAATCTTTGTGCCTTGTCAACGTTAAGCGACGCATCTCCTAATGCTTGTGCCTCACTAACATAAGTTCTAAAATTATCTATTAATTGTTTTTGATTAGGATTAAATTTTAATTTATCTAATCTTTCATCAAACGTCCCACCTTTAACTAAAAAGTTATTATTAAATCTATAGTCATCACCCAACATTAAGTTAAATAAACTATCACCCATGGCCTCTTTAAAAGTTTTACCTTGAGATAACATATCATAACCAAGTATTCCTCCCTCTGTCAAAGCAGTCAAGGCTATGGCTGCAGGGCCAAATAACCCTCTAAGTGCAAACGCATTCTTTAAACCTCGTCCTGCTTTTAATATACCGTTTGCAAGAACCTGTTCATCAGAACCTACCTTAACACCTTTTTTTAAAATCGATTCTAGTTTTTCTCTACCTTTAATTACACACGCACTACCAGAACTAAATTTAACTCTACCACCTAAAGCAAACTTAGCTGTTGGACAACCTAGTTTTCCAAGATCTTGAGAAATTTTATTTTTTACATCTTTAAATTGATCTAGAACCTCTTGTGGAGCTTTCATAGATTTTAAAGTATCTGTAATTTTTGGAAACTCTCCTGTCGCTCTGCTAACAGCAACGGGGTTGTCAGTTCCTACATAACCTACCTCAGGTAATTTAACTCTAAGTTTATATTTATTTAAAATATCCTCTACATTTTTTAATGCTTCAGGGTTTGCACCTTTTGCAAAATATTTTCCTACCTGATTTTGTATAAATACTTGATTAAATTGTCCTGGAGTTATGTTTATATTTGTAGGAAATCTTAAACTTCTTCCTCCCTCTTTAACAGCTTTGATATCAAATATGTCAAAAAGTTTCCCTTCTTTTGCTTTTTGAATATAGTAATCATCTGGTCTTACTTTTGAAAAAATAGCTCCTGTATTTTTATCCATTCTAAAAGATAAAAGTTGTTTAATATTTTTACCAAACTCTGTTGTGTTAATTGCTTCTGGATTAGCTTTAAAATAATTATTTATAAATTTTTTACCGTCATTAATTTTTTTAAAATCTGCTTTATCTTGTACGCTTAAAAATTTACTTGCCTCATCTAAAGTTTTAGCTCTTTTTACATAAGATGGATCTTGACCTTCAGAAACTGCTCTAACAATAGCTGATTTTTGCCCTCCTTTTACTGCCGCTTCTGTTAAAGATGTTTTTGTATAATCTATCCCCTCTGTTAAATATTTTTTTATAGATTTTGTAGATGCATCTGCTCCATTTCTTATCTCCATAATACCTGGAAGTCTTCCATTTGTTTCTTTAAAATTTTTTATAAAATTTTCTAATTTGTTTTTTGTTTTTGTAGCTTTAACTTCAGCGCTTGCTTTAGACATTTTTTCTGAGACCACACTTTCTTTTCTAGGTCTAAACTCTTTTGTTTCTTTATCATAAACCATTCCTTCTTTTTTAGGAACTTTTCTTCTATCTCTGATAGCTTGAATTTGTTCTTCTGTCATCATTCTACCAGAATACATTCTACGATCTCCTTCAGGATTTCTATTAAAATTTTTTAAAGGTTTATCTTTAAAACCCATACGTCCACCATCACTAAACTCTTTTCTAAAACCAATACCTGCGAACTCATCTTGCCCCTGTTTGCCTGCACTAAACATTAGTTCTCCTCCACCAACATTAAAGTTAGCACCAGCTTCTAATCTATTAGGCACAGCCATTCCAATTGAAACATTTTCTAAAACAGGAACTTCTGAAAAATCTATAGGCACAGCTCTTTTAATAATTTCTTTTCCAAACTCAACAGGATCGTTAGTTTCAAAATATTCTCGCATACGTTTTCTATCTTCACTAGGTCTAGTGAGGTATCCCATTAAATCTTTAAACTGTGTTGGATTATATTTGTCAGCCATTATTCACCTAGCATCCTTGCAATACCGCCTGATGCATAGTCACTTGGTTCACCATATTTATTTACTAAATAATCTGATTGTGCTGATCTATCTTCAGTAAATTTTTGAAATTTTTCTTGTTTCTCTACTGCTTGTTTTTTTTTGGTGCCTGTTAATTTTTTGCCTGTAGCATACTCTTCTAAATTACTTACATCTTGCATTAAATCATCTACATTATTAACAACACGCTCACCATCAAATTCTATGTCACCATCTTGGTTTGCAACACGTGGTTCTGACTCACTTGCCTCAAAACTATCTTTTGTTTTATATCCACCTTCTTCTGTTTTACCTTGTCTGACTATAAGATCAACTTGGTCTGGATCATTCACAGCTCTTATTACGTTTCCATCTTTATCGGTCATGTGACCACCGACATTAATTCTAACAGAACCATCATCTAAATCTTGATAAACAGCAACCTCTTCATTAGGATTAATTTTTTTAGTGTGTACAACCATTCTTTCTTTGTAAGCCAGGTCATCAGTTTTATCGACTCCTTCAGCAATAACTTTGTTAATCAAACTATCAAACCACTCTGGTTTACCCGCAACGTTAGGTGTTTTAACAATCTCTTTTACAACCTGTTTACCTGTTTGCTTGCCACCTAAACTAAGAATACCAGACTTAGCAGCAGCTCCTGTTATTCCTAAAGCAGCTAACATTTTTAGAAAAGCACGTTTAGACATACTACCAACCTTTAGACCAACACGACCACCATCTGCTTGTTTAGTCATGTTGCCTGTATACAACCTTCTTAAAAAAGCTTTTTGTACTTCTGGGGACAAATCTTTTAAATAACTTAAATCAAAGTCTTCATAATCTCCTGTAGCAGTTTTTTTGCTAGAACCTATTCTTAAACCTATACGACCACCATCAGAATTTAATTTTCGACCACCTGCGAGTTCCATATTTTTTACCATTGTTTCAATATCAGTTATTGCTTCATCAATGTCTATGTTTTTATAAACATCTAGTCGACCTTTGTTACCACCCTCGTTTGCCATTTTGTAAATTATAGGTTTAACATCTTCAGGGTACTTTGTTTTTATATCGTCTAATAATTTTTTATCAGATTTTATTGTATCTAATAAACTTTCTAAATATTCTTTTCTATATCCTTGAAGAGTAGCCATCTGTTCTTTACCAATCATAAAGTTAAAACCTTCGCCAAATTTTTTTGGATTTACATCGCGTAAACCTTGTGAACCTGTTTTACCGCTTTGTGCAGATAAAAATCTAATCAATGCTTTTAAAGCTTCTCCTCCACCTCTTAAACCAACTCTACCACCGGATTCCATGCCCTCGATTAAAGGTTTGCCGCCTTTTAAAATATTTGCAACGTCACTAGCACTTAGACCGTATTGTTCCATAACATAATCTACTTGACCAGACTTACCAGATTTTAACATTGATTGTATGTCTTTATCAGATACTTTAAATCTTTTCATTTGATTTACAAATTCATCAACAGTGCCTTTTGCATCTTTACCTGGTGTTAAAGATATGCCCATCTGTTTTGTCTCCTCATCAAACTTTGCTTTTCTTGCAAGAGGTATGGCATCTTCACCACTTAATACATTTTTATCTGGACTAAATGGAAATTTTTTAGCCAGCATAAACTCTCTCATAATATCTTTGTCTCTTAAAACTTGATTAGCGATACCTGTAAAGTCTCCTTTTTCAGTTGCCTCAGCTATATTTTTTTTCATGGAACTTTCTAAAAATTGTTTTTCTTTATCCATGTCTTTTATTTCTTCTGAAAATGATTTACCAAACTTACCTTCTATTACATTGTCTGGTGGGGGAGCTTTTGCTTTTAAAACGTTTGCAAGATCTAATTCTTCTAAACCTCTAATGGTTCTTCTAAGACTACCTATTTCATTAAAAGCTGATGGATCTAGTTTATATTTTTTTAATAATAGTGCTAAGTTATTAGCCTCTCTTTCGACAGCTTCTTTAGTACCTATAGTCATGATTCCTTTCTCACCAACTTTAAGTAATCTTTGTCTAGCTAATAGTCTTAGTAATTCCATTATTTTTTTTCTTTAAACCCAAATGCTTTTAATTTTTTCTTTACCTCTGCATCCATCATGTCGGTTACATTTGTATAAGTGTCAACATCCATAGTATACTTATCACTCTTAAATTCTTTACCAAACATTTTAAATTTTCTATCTCTAAATTTTTCTGGAAGATTTTTATTTCTAGTTTTCTTTATAGCTTCTAATAATTGATCTTTTCTTTCAGGTGCTGTTTTAGCAAAAACTTTAGACAGCACTGCTCCTGCTCCCCTAAATCCTTGTCGTTTATGGTATTTATTTGCCATTAATAATAACTCCTTTTGGGTTTCTCTGCCTTTGTATCTACGTAATCTTCAGGGTGACCGATTAGACCGCCCTGTCTAA